TCGCCCAGATGATGAAGAGCCGTATGCCGTAACGATTGCGGACGGAGGGGAAGTTTTTATTCGTCTTTCCGATGATGAGGTGAGTTGGCTAATTGCCAAGAAAGTGGGGATATCGTGAGCCGATTGCTACTTATTGTTCCAAGCCGAAAGCGACCGCAGTCTTGCGACGAGCTTCTTACCGCATTTGAAGAGACTGCGGAAGACGCCGATATTCTCTTTGGCTTAGATGATGACGACAAGAGCGAATACTCCGCCCGGGTTCTTGAGAGGTCGTCTATTAACCCGCGACTGCGAATGGGCGGAACGCTGAACCTGCTTGCGACGCAGAATGCTGACAAGTACGAATTCCTATCCTTTATGGGGGACGACCACCGACCACGAACGAAGGGGTGGGACCGAGTTCTTTGTGAAGCTATTGGCGAACGCCCGGGCGTCTCATACGGGGACGATCTCCTTCAGGGCGCAAACCTTCCAACCGCCGTCACGATGTCAGCAGAGATTGTCCGACGAATTGGGTACATGGTTCCACCTGTACTCGTCCACATGTACATGGACAACTTCTGGAGGGACTTTGGGAGCAAAATAGGGAACCTCCAGTACCGAGCAGATGTTGTGATTGAGCACATGCACTATCTGGCCGGTAAGGCAGTCAACGACCTTCAGTACCAGGAGGTTAATGCATCTCATGTGTACGAGAAAGACCGTCTTGCATACGAGGATTACCAGAAGACCCAAATGGAAACCGACGCAATGCTGGTTTTGCGAGCATGAAGATACTTATCACTGGACATAGGGGATTTGTTGGTCGCCACTTCACAAACTTCTACCGTGAAAAGGGCCACGAGGTGTTTGGCGTAGACATCACCGCAGATACCCCTCGAGAAGCAAGGGATTTCTTCCGCAAGGACGACATTCAATGGGACCTTGTGATTCACCTCGCTGCCGTCGTTGGCGGGCGAGCAAAGATTGAAGGAGACCCACTCTCGGTCGCCGTTGACCTCTCCATTGACGCAGAGATGTGGCAGTGGGCAATAAGGACAAAGCAGCCAAGGGTCGTGTACTTTTCATCTTCCGCCGCATATCCCATTGAGCTGCAAACGCGAGAGAACCATGTGTCACTCTCGGAGCACATGATCAACCTCAATGACATTCGCAGCCCAGACTTTACTTACGGGTGGTCCAAGCTGACAGGTGAATACCTTGCACAGTTTGCTGCCGCAGAGGGGGTAAAGACACATGTCTTCCGACCATTCTCTGGATACGGTGAGGACCAGGCGCTGGACTACCCATTCCCTTCGTTCATTGAGCGGGCAAAGCGACGCGCAGACCCGTTTGAAGTATGGGGAGATGGGCACCAGACGCGGGACTTTGTGCACATTGATGACATTGTCGCAACCGTTAACGCAGCGATTGATCAGGACTATCGTGACCCGCTGAATATCGGAACCGGGCGACCGACATCGTTCCTTGCCCTTGCCGATCTTGTATGTAGCGAAGTTGGGTATAAGCCAGAAATTGTTACATACCCAGAAAAGCCAGTTGGGGTTTTCTGGAGGGTATCCGACCCAGTAATGAGCTTTCAGGTGTACCAGCCAAGAATCACCCTAGAAGAGGGGATCAAGAGGGCGCTTTTGACACGCTGACCGAAACACTCTAGGATGCCCATAGAAAGGGGGGCTGTATGGAAGAAGTAATACGGCTTTACAGAATTGACGAGGTTGAAAAAAACCTTAAAGAGTGCAGGTCGGAAATTGTGGCGCACGTGACGCACCAGAAGAAGCTACGTGTGGCTGAGATGACCAACTGGTCTCAAACTCAAGAGTTCCTTACCCTTGCCGTTCGTGTGTATGAGGCTGTTGGCAACGGGGTTGAATTCCAAGACCTTGCCAGAAGGGGAATTAACTCTGCAGACGATGCGAGAGCCGCGAGGAAGTGGCACGATGAAAACCCAGGACGATGGCCGCAGGGAGGAACCAGTGCCGAATAGTTCAGTAAAGACATTTGAAGAAACGTTTAAAGAAATCTACGATGAGGCGTATGAGCTTCTTTGCGAGAAGCAGGCCCGATATGGTGACTCCAACATTGAGCATCTCGGACTGCATGGGGTAATCAGCCGAATCGGGAACGACAAGATTGCTCGAGCGCGAAAGTTCATGCAGGGCAAGATCGTTGACGGCCATGTGATCCTTGATCCACTTGACGAGGGCACATACGAATCCCTTGCAGACACCCTTCTGGACATTGCAAACTACGCGCTCATTGCAGTTGCGCTTCAACGCGGATTGTGGGGCGCGCCGATGGAGCGAGATTTGCCGGGGCGGCCAAAGAAGTGAACCCACAGTTCATTGAGGCGCTTAAGGCGGCCAAGAAGGAAGGGAAGATTGACGCGGTCAGGGAGGGCATGCGGTCACTTCACTCGGCGACTGCATGGGCACAGGCTCAGGAGGGTGACAGTGAGTACCATCGCGGACTTCGCGACGGAATAGTCTTAGCAATGGAGGCGATTGGGTATAACCGATGGGAAGCACAACGCGGTATGAAGTCTGGAAACTTGAACGATCAGAAGAAGGGATAGGTTACAAATGGGCAATATGGGACCAAGCCACAAACACGGTGGCAAAAAGCGGACTAGCGCAAACGGCAGACGACGCCGTAGAAATAACGACGTTCTGGATTGGTTTTCTGACCGATATCGCAAACCGACTCCAGCAGCAAAAAAGATAACGCAGGTGTGGCTGGCGAAATCGTTTGCCATGAGCAACGCCAATTTAATCCCGCTCGTCGGCGGAGAGGAGCTCAAAAGCATTGCCGCTGAAATGATGGAGGTCGCATCTGCGATTGGCGGTGTGCACGGTTGCAAGATCACGCTATCTGAACCACGAGAGGGCGATCCCTATTACGAGAGCGATATGGAAATGATCATTGATGGCATGCGGCACGATGTGGTGATCTCATCGCTTGACCTGAACGAGCTGTTGACATCATCCGTTGGATGGATTAACCGAAGGGGCATCAAGTGAGCGCATCTGACCGACTTCGCAAGTTGGTTGAGCATGCTGTCTCGGGGGACACGACCCCAGTTTTAAGGGGGATTGGTATTAGCCAACGAGGGAAGGTTGAACTTTTCTCTAGGCTGGCATATATTGCAGGTCTTAAGAGAGCTCTTGAGATAGTGGAAGAGTATGAAAAGGAGCAATCAGATGGCGGACGCCAAGAATCTAGTCGTTGACAACCGCGGGCGACCGCTGGATGGCTGGCACTGCACTCAGTGCGAAACAAAGATTGACGACAAGGTAATGGAGGGCTATCCGGCTACGATTGACCCAAAATATAAGAAGGCAACATGCCATAAGTGCAGGAAGGTGAAGGTTATTAAGAAATGGGATCAAAAGTAAGGGCTATTGCGATATTTATCGCAGCTGTTTTATTCATATCTGCTCCCGGAGCGGTTGACGCAAGACAAAAAAGATCTAAGAACGTTTACCGAGTTAAATACACCTACAGCAGTTCGCTTGGATACAAATGGGCGCAAGATAGAATCAACCAAGGGTACACCACTAGGCTTGACGGCAAGGCCCCTACTCCCAACAGCTATGGATCTGGAATTGATGTCTACATTGTTGATAGCGGCGTCGGCGCAGAAGACTGTGCAAACCACGGTTCAATGGTGGCAAGCGTTGTCAGCAATTCAAGCATTGGGATCGCTACTGGAGTTAACATTATTAGCGTTAAGGTTCTGGACTGCAAGGGCGAGACCACAGAGGAGAATTTGGTCAACGCAATCAACTCCATCAAGGAAACAGCGGTTCCTAGCAGGTCAGTGGTTAATATCAGCATTGGCGGAGCTAAGAGTGCCGCAGTTGATGCAGCAGCCAGCAGCCTCGGGTTGATGATGCCGGTTGTTGTTGCGGCTGGAAATGAGTTTACTGATGCATGCAAAACAAGTCCAGCTGGTGCAAGCAATGTAATCACTGTTGGAGGAGTTGATAAATACCATTACATGGCATGGTTCTCAAACCACGGTCAGTGTGTTGATATTTGGGCTCCCGGTAAAAGCGTGGACGCGATTGACAAGAATGGCGCTTCACGAAAGATAAGCGGAACAAGCATATCTGCGCCGCTCGTAACTGCAGCGATTGCATGGGTTGCAGATAGGGATAATTCAACAACTATGGAGGCTGCGCTTACTGTATTCAGGGAGAGCAGTGATGCTCCAGTTATGACGCCGTATCACAGCGGAGGAAAGAAGCCGTTCTCGCTGTGGATTCGGGATGTGCCAGTAAACTGGATTAGAACCGACTACCCGACTTCGCTGCCGTAAAGTAGAACGTGCTTCCGCTTAGGTCCGCAGCGTAGACCAGCGCGTCAACAAGGTCGTCGTGTTCCCCGTTTGGAAATGCCGCCATCTCCGCCTCTAGGTCTTTGATCCCAGGCGCTCCCTTAAGATGGAAAACCTTTCCAGCCTCGTATCGCGCAGCAAGAGCCCTAGCGCGAGTAACCTTGTCCTTGTCTGGTCGGACGGGTCTGGCGGGAAGGTTAGTTGTGCCAAGAATCTCACGAACGAACGTGCTTTGGTGCTGGACCGCTTCAATGTTGACTGACTCTAGCGGTCGTGCGCTCTCTGTCATCTCTGGAGAGTGTGGGATTAGATACTGCGGCCAAAGGAGCTTCGGTCCGTCATCTGCAACAAGATCTCCGTCCCTAGTAACTCCAGTAATCCAGTCTCGATGACCCTCCACTAGCCGCGCTTTCCACGCGCCAATAACATAAAGGTTGTGATCAGCATCTTCCACAACCTCCACACACGACGTGTAGTCACTTCGCTCAGATGCAGAGGATGCAAGGTCAATTCCAACCCTCCGAGCCCCAGACGGGACGCTGTCGGTTTGCTTAAACCTGTCGTACCTAAAGATGTTTCCGCCCATTGAGGTGACGTCGTTCTGGAACTGCAGCATGAAAATAGGACTTCCGAGTTCCTCTCGCTTCTTGTCCATGTCTGCAACCGTATACATCTCTGGCCAGAGAATCTGATCGCCCTCAACCGCCCGCCTAAGCATGACGGGTGTTCCCTTCTCCTTGAGGTCGTTATAAAAATCGTCTTCGTGCCAACGGGTTCCGATATACCAGCGCTTGGCCCCCGGCACAAGCATTGGGTCAACAACTTGCCAGTAGGTGTCTTGCGCTTTCTGGCGCTGAACGGCAGTGGCGTTTTCCTTCATGCCAACCATGTCGTCGCCAATTAAAATGTCTAGACGGGCACCAGGCTTAATTGAGCCAAGTCCGTCAGCAAAGCATGTGGCATCTTTGCCCATGTTGGCACCCTTGATAGTCCAGACCTCATCCGTCCACTTGGGACCAACAACCCCGTCTCTTGCCCATTCAAAGATCTCAGCAAAATGTGGTGATTCAATAATCGCCTTGATTGCACGAGAGCGAGCAAGGGCATCTGAAAGCACAGAGGTAAGAATGCCAACCCTAATCTTTCCTTGGCTTACACCGATAAGGCGAGCCACCCTATGAATCAGTTGAGTTGTCTTGGCGTGTCCGCGCGGCATCAAGACGAGTGCTCGGTCGTTCTTGTCTAGGAAACGCTCCATTTCCCTGAGGTGCTTGGGAAAGACAAGATTGCCGACGTATTCCGCAAATGCTGCGTCAGACGTCTTCGCTTGCTGTCTCAACCACAGTCTGTACTGCTTGCTGTCCATCGCCGACCTCCTCTAGTGCGTCAGCCCAATTACGTAGGCGCTTTGCTAGGTCCTCTGCATTCAAGCCATCAATTGCGTGGTCAATCATCTGCATCTGAACGGCACCACCATTTGCACCAGTGATCTCAATCTTAGAAGCCTCGTAAGCCCCGGTTAGTTTTGCAAGGCGATCTATGACCTCAAGCTGTACCTTGAGAAACGCAACCTGCCCGCTAAACGAGTTCTCTCGAGCAGAGGCATGACCCTGGGCCGCCGCCCTTGCCACCCTATTTGCTCGCTCAATAAGTTCAACCTTGCTCTCAACGGGACCGATTGCATCTTCCAGAGCCATTTTGCGCATTTTCGCAATGTACTTTTTAATGGTGTCCGGCTTAAGATCAAACTGAGCGCCAATCTCGGCAACAGATACACCATTAAAGTGCAAATGGTAAATTTCCCGTTCAAGCTTATTTTGATCGTTTTTGGTACGTCTTCCAATTTGTGCCATGCGCTGACTATACCACATAATCTGCCCTTGACGGAAAGTTGCAGGATTTTTCAATTTGCTTTAGGGTTTGCTCATGCCAAGAAGCAGGTGGCCAAGGAAGACTGAAGAGCCTGAGATCAGGCGCTTTCAGGAGGCGTGCATGGCGTGGGCCAGCCAGTCCCAGATTAGCCTGAACAAAGTATTCATTGCTGCCGGGAAAAAGAGAAACAAGGGAATCTGGTGGGCAAAAGAAAGGTTCTACGGCGGTGTCGTTCCAACAGATGACGATATTGCTTGGGCTCGCCTGAATGCGCTTAACGACGTGCTATCCGCAGAGAACCTGGCCGCCCTTGCAAAGCATCGGCGAACCGTGGCAAAGTTTTGCTATTCCTGTGCAAATAAGAAAATGAACGACATTTCCGCTAGGTGTTGGGATGGCGGGTGCCCCCTACGGCCCGTAAGCCCCCTTCCTCTAAGGGTTCCCGTAGAAAATAAGCCCATAGAGTAGGCGGTTTCCGCAGGCTATAATCTAGCCATGGCACTTTCCACCTATGACATTGCAACCGAGCAGGGCTCTTCATATGGGTCTGTTGTCACCTATGAGGACGACAACGGAGATCCAGTAAACTTGACTGGGTATACTGCCAATATGCAGGTCAGAACCTATGCTGGGGCAGCAGTTCCATCCCTCACGCTTGCAAGCTCAAGCGGGCTGGCGACTGGCGGGGCGGCGGGAACGATAACCATTTCTATCTCGGCTTCCGCCCTTTCGGCGGTCAGGGCTGGTTCCTACGTTTACGACCTAGAAATCCAAAGCCCAGGCGGTGTTGTCACTAAGTTGCTGAGTGGAAATTTTACGATTGAGCAGGAGGTTACCCGTTGAGCCAAGTAACAGTTACGCAGGTTAATCGGAACGTAACCGTTACCGAAGCCGCGGCAAACCTGTTGGTCACGACAGGAATCATCTCTTCCCCGCACGGGACTTTCACCCACAGCCAGAACGCCCCGGCCAGCACATGGGTCATTAACCACAATCTTGGCTGTAAGCCCTCGGTTACGGTTGTAGATAGCGGCGGAAATGTACAGATCGGCGAGGTCTTGTATAACTCGGATAATCAGATTACGATCACATTTGTATCCGCCTTTGGCGGGTACGCCTACCTAAACTGAGGAGACGCCCGTGAAGGTCCTGACCAGTCTAACGCTTAGCAGCTTCCTAGACCTACAGAAGAATGAGTTGCGCAATGCTGCCATTCAGGTTCTTGCCACCCCGCCGTCCTCGCCTGTCACGGGTCAGATCTATTACAACTCAGACTCAAATGACGGCCCAATTGGCATCATGGTCTACAACGGAACTCTTTGGGAGTCCGTTGGATCAATTGACGGCCTTTCAGGAACGGCTCCAATCAGCGTTAGCGTTTCTGGTGGCGTTGCAACAATCAGCATCTCGGCGGCAGACGGCACGAACCCAGGTTCAATGTCTGCTGCGCACTACACGCTGGTCAATAACGCCACTGATGCAAACACCGCAAGCACAATCGTCAAGCGCGATGCATCGGGGAACTTCACCGCTGGGACCGTTAGCGCAACAAGCGTAACTATCTCTGGCGCGGTAACCAACGCAACTGACGCAGCGACCAAGGCATACGTAGACGGCGTAGCATCTGGACTTGATGTCAAGGCATCGGTCCGAGTTGCCACAACTGCAAACATTGCACTTGCCACTGCTCTTGAAAACGGCGACGCAATTGACGGGATTACGCTTGCCACTGGCGACCGCGTCCTTGTTAAGAATCAGTCAACTGGTTCCGAGAATGGTATTTACGTTGTTCAGTCTTCTGGCGCGGCAGTTCGCTCAAGCGATGCCGACGTAAGCGCAGAGGTAACCCCAGGCCTATTTACCTTCGTTGAAGAGGGAACAGCAAACGGGAACACGGGTTGGGTTCTTACCACCGATGGAACAATTACACTTGGAACAACCGCGCTTGTATTTACGCAGTTCTCTGGGTCTGGCGCAGTTACTGGCGGCGCTGGACTTACCCTCACTGGA